CCTAGCAGTTTTGAAGCTAATTTAAGAAATCATGTAGAAGATATCAAAAATTTCATTAAAGAAGGTGGAGGTTTTAATGTTGGACAAAAAGTTAGGCTCTCTAAAAAAGTTAAAAGAAGCGGGGTCACAACTGAGCCTGGGATATATTCTATCGAAGATTATAAAGCATCAAATAATACTATAAAGATCAATACGCAATTTGTTTCTACAGGCAATATGCAACACATTACTTCTGTTTTTGGTGAAAATTACTACATTAATCACATTGGTAGAGAACTTAATACTAAAATCATTATTTTTGGCTTAGAAAAATACTTTGAAAATCAAGGTGGGCATTCAGGAATTAAACTTGATAACCCTGATGGCGGAGGCTATCGCCCAGTTTCAATTAATTTTGTATTAGCTTCTTGACATTTGTCTTTGATTCTGTTATTGTCCCAGGGTTTTGAAACACTCTGATAAAAAACAAATTATTGAAAATCTTACTATTGTTCCAGACAAACAGAAGCGTTTGTTTTGGGCAAGAGAAATAAAGATGCTCAATATATTATTAAAAGATTATCCAGCCGAAAGCTTCTGGATTAAAATATCCTTTTCTCAAAAACTTGACTCTTTAATTCTTTTAAGATCTGGTTATTATAAAAAAGAATTGGAAAAAAAGTACAATAGATATAATTATAATATACCAAGTGCGGCTCAACCCACTATTGGTAAAAAATCTGGCGAAGATTATACTTACGTAAAAAAACCTCAAACCCTAAGAGAATTTTGTGATGATGAAGACAGCTGAAATAAGCACCAAAGACGCCCTTAAAAGCTTTTTAAAACAAAATCAAGAGCACCACTATAACTTTGAAGAAGAAATAGATTACAAAGTCTCAAGTGGAAGCCTTAAAGTAGATTTTGAACTTAATGGAGGATTTGGGCCAGGCTTACATAGATTTACAGGAATGAATGAAGGAGGAAAAAGCTCAGAAGCCTTAGAGGTAATGAAAAATTTTCTCAAAACCCCAAATTCAAAAGGCGTTTACATAAAAGCAGAAGGCAGGCTCTCTAAAGAAATGAGGGAAAGATGTGGCGTGACTTTTTGTGATGATGAAGATTCATGGGAGGACGGCTCATGTTTTGTTTTCGATTGCAATATATATGAAACGGTATTGGATTTAATGAGAGTACTTATTGCTAAAAATGACGACGAAACAAAGTACTGCTTTATCCTTGACTCCCTAGATGGCTTAATAACAAAAGATGACCTAAATAAAGGCTTTGAGGACGCTCACAAAGTAGCTGGAGGAGCATTATTAGGAGCAAAATTTATGCAGAAAATGAGCATCCAGCTAGCGAAGAGGGGTCATATGGCAATATTTATATCACAGGTTCGTGCTGATATTAAATTAGATCCTTACAGTAAAGCTCCAATAAGGCAGACTACTGCTACTGGAGGCAATGCATTACTCCACTTTGCAAATTACATTTTAGAATTTGAGCCAAGGTTTAAAAAAGACATTATTTTAGAAAATCCTACCCAACCTATTGATCAACAAAAAAATAAAATGCTTGGTCATATAGTCAGAATAACGGTTAAAAAATCTCCAAATGAGAAAACAAACTACGTATTAGAGTACCCAATTAAATATGGCAGAAAAAACGGCACATCTGTTTGGGTAGAAAAAGAGATTATAGATATGCTATATCTTTGGGGCTACATTAATAAAAAAGGCGCTTGGATATCTGTAGAAAAAGATTTTTTAGACATCTTGAGCGAAAAAGGTTTTGATTTTCCAGAAAAAATTCAAGGTGAGCCTAAACTTAATAACTTTCTTGAATCAAATTCTGAGTTAATGGAATTCCTATTGGATCATTTTAAAGAAGTTATCTATCAAGAAAATAAATGATATTTAAAACTTTAATTGGCTCATCGAAACGAATACCCAAACCTAAAAAATATTTAATACAATGGGATTCTTCAAGCAGGAGCAAGATGCAATTCAACACCAAACAGTATTTAAAAAAATATTGGTCTAACGATATTGTTTTCGAAGAGTTTCCTATCGCTGGAACTAAAATGACTTTTGATTTCTACAATCCAAACAAAAAAGTGGCTGTAGAGGTTCAAGGGAAGCAGCATTTGAAATATACTCCATATTTTCATGGAAAGTCTAAATCAAATTTTTTAAGTCAAATAAGGAGAGACAATGATAAACAAAAATTTTGCGAATTGAATAATATAAAATTAGTAGAAATTTACCCTGACGACAAAATGTCAACCGATCTCTTTAAATCGTTTGGTGTTATTCTTTAATCAAGTGTATATATATTTGTGAGCGATAATGTAGACCCAGAAAACTTAGGCGTTTTTTCAATTCCAGAATCAATGCTTCAAAAACTTTTTGAATTCTCAGGAGATGCTGATCATAGTAAAGGCTTTATTTTGGCTTATGTAGATCAAAACGGCAAACCTATGATATACACGAAAAGTCAAAATCAAATTATAGAAATGGGCCTAAGAAAAGCTTTAGAAAAATATCTCATTAGTTTAGAAGAAGCTGAAACTATGTTTGGCGCAGGGAACGACGATCCAGAAAACGGTCTTGACTAACCTTGTTTTTTTTGCTAACATAGTCGAATATGGTATACTCTCACGAAGTTGAACGCCAGTTTCTTGCTGGGCTATTAAAACTACCAGAAAAATATTCAGAAGTTTGTTCTTTTATTAACTCCTCTGATTTTTATTCTGAAGTAAATCAAGTTCTATATAGTTTTATTAAGTCTTCTTACGATAGTGGAGATTCATTAGATCACGTTATTCTTTCTGAAAAAATAAAGTTATCTGGTATATCATTTGAGGATAATATTAACATCGCAGACTATATTCAGGCCTTGATGCTGAGACAAGTATCTAAAAATTCATTTTCTGAATGCGCTAAAGAGCTTAAAAAGTTGACAGCAAGAAGAGAAATCATGTCTTTTTGCAATAAAATTTCTAAAGAAATGAAGTCTATAGATAGCTCAAAAAGCCTTCATGAAATTATAGAAACTTCTGACAAAATATACTCAAATATTAATGTCTACGAAAGCAGTGATCACACCCCTCAAAATATCTTTGATGAAATGGAATCCATGATTGAACTTCGAGGCAACAACCCAGTTACCGAATTTGGGCCTAGTGGTCCTCATAAAAGAATTCAAGATTTATATGGATCCCTCTTAAGGCCTGGAAATATTACAACAATAGTAGCCAGAACAGGAGTTGGCAAAACCCAATTTGTCATGGACTTTTGCATCAAAGTTTCAAGCGAACACGACATACCAGTTTTGCACTTAGACAATGGTGAGATGAGTAAAGAGGAGCTTTTGGCAAGACAATGCGCTTCACTTGCCCAAGTGCCTCTAAATTTGATAGAAACAGGTCAATGGCGTCAAGCTGGAGCAGAAATAGTTGAAAGAGTAAGAAGTGTTTGGCCCATGATTAAAGGTAGAAAATTTTATTACCAAAATGTAGGGGGCATGAAAGTTGATTCTATGATTCAATTAGTAAAACATTTTTATTACTCTCAAGTTAAGCGTGGCAATCATATGATACTTAGCTTTGACTATATTAAAACAACGTCAGAGATGCAGGGAAACAAAATGGAGTGGCAAGTGGTCGGAGAAATGGTTGATAAGTTTAAAAAATTAGTACAAAGAGATGTCGTCTATAATTCACAACCAAGAATAGCCATGATGACAAGTGTGCAAAGCAATAGGTCAGGCATCACTAATAATCGTAATGCTGACGATGTGGTTGATGATGAAAGCGTTGTTTCTTTATCTGATAGAATTACTCAGTTTAGTTCTCATGTTTTTCATTTAAGAAAAAAGACGCTTGATGAAATAGCGTCAGAAAATAATTTATTAGGCACTCATAGACTGAGTTGTTTTAAATACAGGCATTTAGGAAATGATGTTACAAGAGCCATTAATCCAGTGAGAATGCCAGACGGAGATTTGAAAAAGAATTATATTAATTTAGATTTCAATAATTTTAACATTTCTGAAGTAGGAGACTTAAAAGATTACGTTGACTCTTTGGTTGATGTTTCTCTTTCGGAGGAAGAAGTTTTATCAGACCTTGGAATATGACTTCTGAAAAAATAAAAGATATCCTAACGGAGTTAGGTTACAAACTGACAGACTTTGGAAATCATTGGAGAACAAGCGCCTTATATAGAGGTGGGCAAAATCCAACTGCTGTTCAAATCTATAAAGATTCTGGGGTTTGGATTGACTACGTAAAAAATTCTCAACATATGTCATTTCGCTCTTTAATAGAAGCGACTTTAAAAACAAACGACAACTCGGTTATTGATAAATTTACAAAAGGATATGATTTTTCATCAGTCAAACAAGATTCAGAAGTTTCGGTAAAACCAAAAGTTGAAATGGAAAAAATATACCCAGACTCTATACTTAAAAAATTGCTTCCTCATTATAAGTTTTACAATGATAGGGGCATATCAGACAACTATCTTATTTCTTTAAACAGTGGTTTAGCTACAGAAGGTTCTATGTACCAAAGATTTGTATTTCCAATATATAATTCAAGTCAAAAAATATATGGTTTCAGCGGAAGGGATATGGTTAAGTCAAATAATGCCTCTCGTCCAAAATGGAAGCATTTAGGCAAAAAGTCTCAATGGATATATCCATATTACTCTCCTAATATCAGGAAAGATATCCACGATTCAATTTTGGAAAAAGAATCAGTTGTTTTAGTTGAGAGTATAGGTGATATGTTAAACTTATTTCAGCATGGAATCTACAACGTTTTAGTTACGTTTGGCACAGTAATATCCTCTCCCCTTGCTTTATTTTTAACTTCATTTCCTTCTCTAAAAATTGTTATTTCTTTGAATAATGATTCCGATAAAGAGGTAAATAGAGGAAGGGTTGGCTCGTTTAAATCAGCCTTAAAACTTTTAAGTTTTTTTGATGCTTCTAACATTATATTATACCCTCCAATCGATAAAGATTTTGGAGACATGAATGAGCAGTCTTTCTGGCCTTGGATTAATGGCCTGAAGGCTTCTTTCGAAACAAACAATATTACAGCATACAAAAGCGAGATATTAGAGTTAATAGATCAAAATCAAATATCAAAAAGCTCTTTTAAACAAAAGTATTTCAATGAGTGATCTCACTCCACTTTCTGCTAGTAAAATCAAAAAAGCACAAAGCTGCTCTTGGAGTTACTGGGCTACGTACCATTTAAAGGTTCCAGATGCTAGTAACGATGGCGCTAGTAGAGGTTGGATTTGCCATTTAATCTTTGAACTACTAGGAGCTGATAAGCACAGAAAAATATACGACGAGATAATATTAAAAGATTCTATTTTTCTATGTGAGCCTATTAAAAGACTAGTAGGTTATCATGCTAAAAAACTTAACGTCAATGATCCTGATAACCTAAAAATGATCGATGATATGACGATGGCTGGATTACATTTTGATTTTTTTGGTCAAGCCAGAGGCGAACCAGATGAAGCCATATCAGAACAGGCCTTTGATATTTCTGTTGACGAATCTGAAACCTTATACAGATTAAGAGGCTTTATTGATAAACTTTTCTTTTATAAGAAAGAAGAGCTTGCAATTATCAGGGATTTTAAATCTAGCAAGTCAGTCTTTAAAGGAAAAGAAGCTACTGATAACCT